AATAATTCCGTGGTGGGATTGGTGTAATGGTTAGCACAATAGGTTGTGGTCCTGTTAGCAAGGGTTCGAATCCCTTATCTCACCCCAATAAAATCCTTAGCCTCTTAGCTCATTTGGTTAGAGCGTCCGTCTGATACGCGGAAGGTGGAGGGTTCGAATCCCTCAGAGGCTACCATTAAATGCCAACAGAATCTCAAATACGAAATAAACATATTCAGGGCAAGAAATGTAGAGATTTTATTAATAAGATAAAATCAGAAGCAGCTTGTGCTGATTGTGGAAACTTTTATCCCTCCTATGTTATGGATTTTGACCATGTAAGGGGAGAGAAAAAATTTAATGTAGCTGCCAGTATGCACGCAGGATATCGTAAGCTTGTTGCTGAAATTGAGAAGTGCGATATTGTATGTTCTAATTGTCATAGAGAGCGCACTCATCAAAGAAAGGTAGCTAAACAACAATTGCCCCTTGGCCAAATTGGTAAGGCACTTGACTCTGAATCAGGAAATGTCTAGGTTCGAATCCTAGAGGGGCAGCCAATTTTATAATGCGTCGATGCGTGCTTTGCTGTTTAATCAACAGGGAAGATATACCGGCTGGGAATTGATTACTCCCGGTGTGTGAGGGCCACAGGCTAATAGCAGCGCAGGTTTTCCGCCCATAGCTCAGTGGACAAGAGCGCCGCGCTTCGGACGCGGAAGTCGGGGGTTCGAATCCCTCTGGGCGGGCCAATTAAAAAGAGTAGCATCCCATGCTATATGCACCGGCTCTGTTACTCCTAGGGGATAACGTAACGCTGGGTGCTATAGCCTTAGCTAGTTATCCCCACCGTGGGTCAGTTGGACAGGTGGTGTGTCCCGGTGGCTGTAGACCACCCGCTTCGGCATTGGGGGTTCGATTCCCTTCTGGCCCACCAATTATACGGCTAAGGCACTTACCAAGTTGCGCATAAATTGATAAGTGTTATTGCCCAAGGGGTAATAGGTATTTCTCAGGCCATGCGCGGAGAAACCTATTATGGAGTACAGCGAAAGCTAGTATTGGGCGAACTCTCCTACCGCCCACTAAATGAGGATGTTCGGACTCCGCGAGGGCCGAATGGATAAACTGACAACATGGTAATGCTGTCCGTCAGGCATCCTAATAAAATTGCCAGATGTTCGGGCTAAAGAGGGTCGTCACTCTTTGGGTTACACCGTGAGGCCCGAATGCGTAAACTAACTTAGTGTTAGGCATCTGGTTCCATATGCCCCTGTAGTATAACGGTTAATTATATCTGTTTTGTAATCAGATGATGCGAGTTCGATTCTTGTCGGGGGCTCCATTAAATCGTGCGGGAAGAATTGGTATTCAACTAAGTTTCATAAGCTTGGCTCTGTCGATTCGATTTCGACTCCCGCTCCCAACGCTGGGAAGTTTGGTAACTAGTTAGCTCTCATACGGCTGATAAGTGAGTTCGATTCTCACCCCAGCGACCATATAAACTTTTAGAAAGGACTGGCTTCGGAAACGGAGTCGGTCTTTTTTTATGCCTAAATCTAGGAGAAAAGATGGACTTACCAGAAGGTTTAACACCAGCTAGACTGATGCAATTAAAGAATCTTCGGCCCAATAAGGGCAAAACCGATGAAGAAATCATCGAGGCATTTCTCGCAAAACAATCCAAACCACGTCTAACTGTAGTCAAAGATGCCCCAAAACAGGTCAATTACGACCGTAGATTCAATGAGAAGATGAAAATTCTTCAAAAAGAATATGCCATCGATATGAATAACTCTAATGATGAAGAGAGCTTGAAGGCTCTGGTTCGATTCCAGCTTCAGCTAGAAAACGTGAATAGAGATATCGACGCACTTCAGGCACAGGACAGTATAGGTAAAGACGACTATGCTAAGCTAAAGAGCTTGGGAGATTTCCAGCGAGGCGTGCTTACATCTATCTCTGACCTACAGACTACATTAGGTATCACACGTAAGGTTAGAAAAGAGAAAGCTAATGACGACATTCCCCAGTGGATTGACAGCGTGTTATTGCGGGCCAAGGACTTCTTTGAAGGTAAGACCCAAACGATAGAATGCCCTAAGTGTGTTATCGAGCTATTCCGTTACTGGGAAAACTTCCCTAAAGAAAAGAATACTATCAGCTTAGAGTTGACTTGTTGGAAATGCAAGGAAACGATAATGTACATAGGTTAGGTGACACATGCAAGAGAAGTGGAGAGTAGAAGCTGAGTTTGCTTTTGCGCAGATACTTCAAAATCCTGTCATGTTCCGAGAATTCATTAACCTTGATAATAAAAACTGGGATGAATTAGAACCTCACGAACGGGCTTGGACAAGTAGTAAAGCACAGTACTTAACAATGTGCTGTGGTCGAGGCGTAAGAAAGACCACTACAGTTATTGAAATGCTCTATTACTGGGCAATCAATAAGATGTACATACCGGGTGACCCCGGCTTGCTTTTGTTCGTTCCAAACAAATCTCAGAAGGATGCTATCTTTCCACGTATACGAGCAGCCTGTGAGCAGCACTGGCTCATCGCTAAGATTGTTGACAGTAATAAGATTAACGTACAGGAAGGTCGTATCGAATTCCTGAACGGCTTCACATTTATTATGCGAATCGCTGGTTCAGAAGGAAAAGAATCTAACGTTATTTCCATTCACGGCTCCCGAATCTGGGTAGACGAGGCACAAGACTTTCCGTGGAGAGCTTGGTTGTCTCTAGGAAACGTATTAAAGTTTGATATCCCCGGTCATATGATGTGGGTATCAGGTGTACCAAACGGGGAGCGAAGAGAAAATGTACTCTACAAAACAGATATGGAAGATGATGTATACGTCTCATATAACATTGGGCAGCCCCAGATGTCATGGTGGTCACCGGAGCTTGAGTATAAGCGACGTAGGGAATACTCGGCTGTCCAAGAAGATAGCGAAGATTATAAGCATTATGTTCTAGGCCAGCACGGCGTTCCTACTTATTCTGTATTCGATAGAGTTCGATTCAAGACAGAAAAGTACGAGGTCGAGCGATTAGTATTGACTCAAAGCATGTTTGAGAATACTAAGCGTATCGCTCCTGACGGTCAGCTTCACTATAATCTGGCTGAAATTGTTACTTCGCCGCCATTACCTGTAAAATTCGGTACGAAGCCGAAGGTCGTGTTGGGCTGGGATGTTGGATACAGTCCTGACCCTAGCGTATTCTTTATCATGTATCAAGATATCGTGACAGGTGAATGGAAGAATCTTACTAGAATCATTCTACAGCGTGTGGAATACCCGCTTCAAAGAGAAACATTACTTTGGTTAGACAAGGTATATAACTTTGATGCAATGGGAATCGACATGGGTGGAGTAGGTAAGGTTATCTACCAAGAGATAACGTCAGAGTTTGCTGACGAGGGCTATGCAGAACGTAAGTTTGATGAACGACTATACCCTGTAGAATTCGGGGCAAGTATGGTTGTAGCTCTACAAGATGAGAACAACGAAACAATAGAAAAGAAAGACAACGTAAAGCGAGTAGCTGTTGAAACAGTCTCTCGTTGGGTACACGAACATAAGTTTGTATTCTCTAGTGATGACAATAACTTAATGGAAGAGTTGGAACGGACTAAGTTCTCACGAACACAGTCAGGTGAGCCTGTCTATAAGACAGCAGATGACCACCAATTTGCAGCAATGATGTGTGCTGTCATGGCATACGAAAATAAGTTTGGTAATCCACTAGCAAGTCCAAAGCTAGCTGTTCGACCTAAATTAATAACGGCCAGATGGCTTGAAGAAGTAGGAGCTTAAATGACTGACGAAAAGATACAACTAGCTAAAGCTTCTATCCTTGCCGGGGGTGTACCACCCTTCGGAGAAGAGTACGGCACATTTTATATGCCGTATGGTGGAGGAACACAGGGAGCCTATCTAGGCGCGTCTCCTGAGAAACTAATCGTACCCGGAGAATATCATACTGTTGTTCGAATGGCTTATGACTTTTATCAGCGGGGAGGATTGGTTGGTACCATCCTAAACCGACTGGCTGAATTCACTACAACAGAAATTCGAAACGGTCAACGAGAAACAACGGATGAAGCTAACGCATACTTCAAGGCTCTCCTTAATAAGAAGCCTACTCGTATGCATCGATTCCTACGAACAGCAGCATTAGAATATCTTCTATCCGGCATGGTAGTGCCACGAGTCGATTGGGTAAAGATGAAAGGTTCAGAGGTTAGCCCTGACCTAAAACCTAATCGAGAATACTGGTTCCCTAGATGCGACCTGTATCCGCCTCTCCTAGTTGAGATTCAATGGGCGGGCTGGGGAGAAAAGACCTTCTTCCTAAAGGTACCTGATTCAGATGCCTCCCTTATTAGAAAGGGTTCCAGCAGAATCAAAGCACAGCAAGCTAAGCTACGAGCATGGGAAACAAACTATCCCAGCTTCGTACAACAGATTCGAAACAGTGATACAGGCTTAATCAAGATTAAGGACACAGACCCTATCTTGAGAAAAGAGATTTCTATATCTCCGTATCCAACACCTTATTTATTCCCCGTACTAGAACCGCTTATCTTTAAGCAGCACCTACGACGAATGGACTTCGCGGTAGCTGCCAGAGTAATCAACGCTATTTTGCTTGTCCAAGAGGGAGACAAGGACTTCCCATTGACGGAAGAGAACCAAGGTAACCTAGATGAATTGAGAAATCAGATTCTAGGACGGTCAAATAATCCGGCTTTGATGGAAAGACTATTCTTCTTGTTCAGTAATCACACAACTAAGTTGACGTGGATTACACCTGATACAGCAGCAATGCTTAATCAGGAAAAGTACGACCAAGTAAATCGGGAGCTTAATGAGGGTCTAGGATTCACGTCTGTTCTTCTAACAGGAGAATCTAGACAGGCACAAGCTTCCGAGATTTCTACATACGCTATCCAGCCTCAGATGGAAGAGTTTCGTTCTATGTCAATTGAATGGCTAGAAGATATCTACATCAAGGCAGGAGAGCTTAACCACTTTAAGAAATTGCCTTCCCCTTCTTGGAAGCCAATTCGACTACAAGATTTCGTTAAGACAGCAGCAACCTTTGCCGCAGCCTTCGCAGAAGGTAACGTGTCAAGAACAACTCGTGCGGAATCAATTGGTACAGACTTCGAAACTGAAACTGAATTGATGAGAGACGAGGCTGTCTTAATGAAGGGACTTCCAGCGTACCAGCCTACGCCATACAGCCCGCCTCCACCTATTATGGGAGAGGGTGGGGGACCGGGCAGACCTCTAGGTAGCTCCAATGTCCCTATCAATAACCGTAACTCGGGAGTCAAGCCACCGGGACAGAAACCTTTATCAAAGATTAAGGCTTCCGTGGCCGACCAGATAGAGCTAATGCCTGACGAAGATGTCATTGCATTGATAGACAAAATAGCTCTTGACCGGGGAATCACGATAACTCCTAACGATGTTATTGACATAGAAGATGATGCGAAAAATAATGAGTAGCCCAAAAGTTAGCTATAATAGGTGTTACAAATATGATGAACCAATATAATATTGTAGCAATCTTTTGGGAGGACCATGTGGCAGTCTCCCGTTCAGAGTTAGTCGATGACCCTGATGAACTGTTTATAGCTCCTGTTTTATCGATAGGAATCCTATATAAAGAGACTGATAAAAGTGTTCTACTGATACACGATATCGAAAGATACAGTGACAGGAACGACTCCACATATATAGCAATCTTAAAAAGCACAATACTATCCACTAAAGTCTACGGACAAATAGAGTTGGATATATAGGGCGGGGGTGAGTTAGTAATTGAAAACAAAAATTGCGGGCTATAATGTAGTTATCTCTGAGATACTAGATATACCTACATTAGACGGGCACCCGTTCCTAACGGTAGCTTCATTCATCCTAGCGGACGATAAGCCTAACATTAATAATCAGGCTATCTCGGAAGCTGAGTTTCAAGGCATCATTGACAGTGCTGTCGGTATGCCAATCAAAATGAAATTCACTGGTGAGGATGTAGATAACCACGCTGGCTCGATTCCAATCGGACACATACGTTCAATCCAAAAGATTACCGCCGATGACGGTACAAATCAGTTAGTAGCTGAAGCTCTTCTTTGGAAGGAAGAATTCCCTGAGGAAATCTACTTCTTAAAGGAAGCATACGCAGAAGGAAAGGCACCGGGTATCTCATATGAAATGGGATATAAGGACAGCGAAACTATTGGCGGTATTCAGTGGTTAAAGAAGGTAGTTACAATGGCAGCTACGTTCGTTAAGAATCCTGCCTACGGTACACGCACACATCTTCTAGCACTTGCTTCACTAAGTGAAGAAGAAAGAAACACACAGATATTGGCTCTTGCTAAGCACATTGAAGAGACAACGGAACCTATTACTGATAAAGGAGGTAATCTAGTGAACGAAGAATTAGAAACCCAGCTACGTGCTGAAGCAGCTTCAAAGCAAACAGAAATTGAAGAACTTCTAGCCAAGCTAGCTGAAAGCGATACAACTATAACACAGTTGCAGAGCAAGGTAGCAGACATGGAGCTTGCGTCAGTAATTGACAATAGAACTCGACAGTATGCAGATGCAGGTTTTGCCCTAGAAGCAGATGCAGAAAAGGCGGATAAGAAGAAAGCACTCATTGCGTCATTTAACGATGACCAGTGGACAGAATATCTTGCCGACCTTGTTGCAGCTAAGGCTACAGCAGCACCAGCAGCACCAGCACCATCAACTGACCCCGCAGTACTAGCTATTGCAGAGGCGTCAGCACGAAATGCAATCCCTCGTCTGTCCCTAGACGACGAGCAAGTAAATCTAAAAGATGCTATGCGAGCTTTGGCTCGACCGTATTCTGAATAAAGGAGGTAAGATAAAACAATGGTTGATGCAATTAACACAGGCAATCCCGTTAAGAATACTTTTATCGTTAACAAATATGATGATATCGATGGAAGTAGAGTTAATCAGGAAACCCCACGAGGCAGACTATGCTTCAGGGATTCAAATAACCGGATGACTCTTCCTAGAACAATTGTTGAGGCGCGACTAGCTGCCTTTCCGGTTGACTGGGCGAAGCCTCTAAATCCGCCTCCTTACTACGAGGGTGCTGGACTTAACGGTTCACAGGTATACGGAATCAATGATGGGTCGCTTAACAATCAGGAAAGCGATTTCTCAATAGACCCTGACCAGAATTTCTCAATTCCTTGGCCAGTTGGAATCAAGGAATTTGATTTGCCGCCAGCACTTTACAACTACCCTGTTACTTCTGGTAACAAGGCACTTGTTTATGACGGAGGCACATTCACATTCGCATCAGGTAACTTCGTTGGTTCGATTCTAGACTACACAGCCGGTTTCCCAGTATACGCTTCATATACTTCAGGTAATGAAGGAAAGATTACCGTATCGGGTGGCGCTGGTGGAAACACAGCAATTGGTAGAGTAGTCGGCTTGAACGACTTTGGACCGGATACAATTACAGTAAAACTTAAGGGCATAAATGCCGTTTAAGCTAAAGACTTTTTGATAAAGGAGGGATAATACGAATGGCAGTACCAATAGATACAAGACTTACACCTGAGTATCGAAAAGCTTTAGCAGCCGTTGCTAAGACTGACAAGCGAGCATTTGCTGAAATTATAACAGAGTATGTTGACCCTGTATATTTGTCACTTGACCTTTTGGGTAACTTCATGTCTACAAGAGAAATGAAGTTTGGCGATATTCTCGTTAAGAGATTCAAGGGCAAGTACCACGTTCAGCAAATCGTACCGGGTCAGATTACCCTAGGTGAGCAGATTACAGTACGAGATAAG